GGTGGCGCTGCTGGCGGCGGGGGCGCGGGTGGCGTTGCATACGAATTTATTTCGTCTGTAGCTGCATCTTATACTTACACTGTAAGCTCAAGTGGTGGAGCAGGTGGCGCAGCAGGTGATAATGCTGGCGCTGCGGGTGGAACTACCACATTCTCTGGAACAGGTGTTTCTTTATCTGCAACTGGTGGCAGTGGCGGCGCTGGAAGAACTGGTGTGGCTGGCTCTGGCGCTCGTGGAGCAGGCGGTGCGGGCGGAACGGCAACTGGAGGGGACTTAAATGTGTCAGGCGCTTCTGGCACAGATGGCTTTACCAGCATTCAGCCCGGATCAGTCGGGACTGGTGGGCCTAGTGTTTATGGAGGGAGGGGAAGAGGCGGCGGCGTGGGTAGTTCTGGTAGCGCAGCAGGTGCAGCCGCAACTGGATTTAACGCAGGTGGAGGGGGCGCGACTTCTATTGGCGTAGCTGATAACGTAGCTGGCGGTGCTGGCGGAGCGGGTCTAATCATCGTGGAGGAATTGTCGTGAGATTTATTCAGGTTCAAGACAACACTGTTGTTAATTTTGCGACTGATGACAATCGGGACGCCGCGCCTGATGGGTGGCAAGAGCATGACACCGCGCAGATTGGGTGGGTGTTTGACGGGGCGAATTTTGTAGCACCAGCCAAAGCGCCCGAACCGCCGCCCACACGCGCCGAGCAAGAGGCAAACCGCCAACGGGCCTACGCAGCTGAGGCAGACCCCATTGCCATGCAGATGCTGCGGGACGAGGCAACCAAGAACGAGTGGCTAGCCAAGATTGATGAGATCAAGGCCCGCTTCCCGTACCCAGCAGACTGAGGAGCTGACTATGGAAGGCATTTTCGCGTACTGGCCGATAGCCGTTAGCTTAGTCGCCGTGGTTGTCTGGCTTGTCCGCTTAGAGGCTGGCAGTGCCGAGAACAGCAAGGAAATCAAGCGGTTGTGGAACCAGCGCAAAGAAGACATGGAAGCGACGCAACGCTCGCGTAATGAGACAAACTCCATGCTGGCCGAAATACGAGACGACATCAAAGCCCTAATCGCGAAGGTGGGAAAATGAAGCTGTACGCACACTTTTCAAAGGTTCCAAAGGCTGAGTGGCGCTGGAAAAGTTTCAGCCCCCGCGAGATTGCCTGCAAGGGCACGGGTACGTTAGGTGTAAACGAGGACGCTCTGGACAAACTTCAGGCCCTACGCAACAACCTAAAGCGCCCCCTGCTGTTGACGTCTGCGTACCGTAGCCCCGAGCATAACCGCAAAGTGGGCGGCGCAAAGAACAGCCAGCATATGCAAGGTATCGCATTTGACGTGCGCATGGAAAACCAAGACCCTGAACAATTTGAAGCCGCAGCGCGCGCCGTAGGCTTTACAGGTTTTGGGTACTACCCCAAGCAGGGCTTTATTCACATCGACACGGGCCCAAAACGCTCGTGGGGGACGCCGTTTAAGACGGGCGCGACGGGGCTGACAGTGGCCGATCCAGAGCGTGATAGCGTGGCGCAATCCACCACAATGCAGGCATCTGCCGTGCAGATCGTATCGGGTGCGGGAGCGGGCGTCGCGGCAGTCGGCGCGTTAGATGGCACGGCCCAGATCGTGGCGCTCGTGTTTGCGGGCGTGGTCGTGCTGGCCGCTCTGTGGATCATGCGTGAACGCCTTCGTAAGTGGGCAGATGGAGATCGCTGATGTTTATGCGCATCAAACTATTCTTTGCTGCAGCTGGCGCCTTTCTTTTGATGGTATTGACGACTTGGCTCAGCTTGAAGCGCGCATCTGATGCAAACGAGAAAGCCAAAGTGGCCACGGGCCGTATCGAGGCCATGAAACAAGCCGAGGAGATTGAGAATGAAGTCGAAGCTCTTAGTGTTGATGATCTCAAGCGCCGTTCTGCTAAGTGGGTGCGTAAAACCGGTCAGTAACTACGGTGATCTTGCAAAGCCGATTCTTCTGGGCAGCATGAACACTGTGGACTGGCTTGCCAGCAACGACGAGTCGCTTCTTCGCCAGATTGTATCTCACAACGAGAAGGTGGAACAGCTGGGTAAATAGTGTATACTCTGGCGGAATGAGGTAGTCATGGCACTAACAAAACTTTTGTTCCGTCCGGGTATTAACCGCGAGACCACCGACTATGCCAATGAGGGCGGTTGGTGGGACTGCAACCTTGTGCGCTTTCGTGCGGGTAAACCTGAGACTGTCGGTGGTTGGACGCGGTACACACGCGCCGCCATGCTCGGAACCTGCCGAGCCATATTCCCATGGCGACTCTTAGACGGAACTGTGTACGTAGGGCTTGGTACAAGCGAGAAATACTACGTATCTCGTGGCTCCGTACCAACTGATATTACTCCGATCCGCGCCACTACAGCTGCTGGAGATGTGACATTCGCTGCAACTAACGGTTCCGCTATTTTGACGGTGTCCGACAACGCTCACGGCGCTGTACTTGGCGACTATGTTACATATTCTGGCGCAGTCAGTCTTGGTGGCGTTGTTACAGCAGCAGTGCTGAACAAAGAGTATGAGATTACGCGCATCGTTAATTCCAACTCCTACCAGATCACGCTGGCCGTAACGGCTAATGCCTCTGACGTCGGAAACGGTGGCTCTGCTGTTGTAGGCGCATACCAGATTAACGTCGGCCTAGACGGCGCAGTTTCAGGTACTGGGTGGGGTACAGGCCCATGGTCGCGGGGTACGTGGGGGTCGAGCTACCCCTCTTCGACAGCAAAAACAACACTTCGGCTATGGTCGCACGACAACTTTGGTGAAGACCTCGTCATGTGCGTGCGCGACGGGGGAGTGTATTACTGGGACGCTTCTGTTGGTGTAGGCACTCGAGCCATACCGCTGTCAGCTCTCGCTGGCGCGCAGGCTACGCCTACTGTGGCTCGGATCGTGATTGTATCGGAGCTAGACCGGCATGTTCTTGCGTTTGGTTGTGATCCAGAAGGAAACCCCGGCGTACAAGACCCACTGACAATCCGGTTCTCCGATCAGGAAAACGCGGCGGAGTGGCGTTCGCGACCAGATACTACAGCTGGAGAGCTACAGATTGGTACGGGTTCCGGGATCATCGCCGCGGTGCAAACCAAGCAGCAGATCATCGTCTTCACGGATATTTCAGTCCATGCGATGCAGTATATCGGCGCACCATTCACCTTTGGTATTCAGGAAGTGTCGACAGCTATCACTATCGCGAGCCAGAACGCGGCGGTAGCTGTAGGAGATATGGTATTCTGGATGGGTGTCGGCCAATTCTATGTGTATGATGGCGCAGTACAGCAGCTCCCCTGCACCGTTAAAGAGTACGTATTTAGCAATATAAACATTTCCCAGATGCAAAAAATATACGGGGGCAATAACACTGCGTTTGCCGAAGTTTGGTGGTTCTACCCGTCCGCGGATTCAACTGAGAACGACCGATATGTCATATATAACTATGAGCAGCAGGTCTGGTACTATGGCGAGCTAAACCGCACAGCATGGGCAGATCGTGGCTTGATAGGCTTCCCCCTCGCGGCGGCGCCGGATGGGTATGTGTACTATCACGAGAACGGATTGAACGACGGCAGCGTAAACCCACCTATTGCGTTGGCCCCGTACATTGAGTCGAGCACTCTTGGCTTCGGTGACGGCGATCAGTTTATGTTTGCAACGCGGGTTATACCAGACATAACGTTCCGAAACTCCACCGATACTTCGCCCACCGCTACGATGACATTTAAGGCGCGTAACTTCCCCGGCGGCGCATATTTTGGTACCGACGCTGACCCTATTGTGAAGACTGCCACACTACCCGTAGAGCAGTTTACGAACCAGCTCTTTGTCCGAATCCGTGGGCGGTCGATGTCTATGCGTATTGAGTCTAACCAAACAAACACAGCTTGGCGCTTGGGAGACCCACGCATCGACATTAGAACTGATGGGAGAAAGTAACTATGGCATCAAAACTACCAATCCCGTTCTTTCCTGCTCCGCCGGTGCAGTACACCCAAAGCTATATGGCTCAGGTTATCAGGGCGTTTTCTGTGTTTGCCCAGCAGGTTAACAACCCCGGCCCAGTGCAGGCGTCAACGCTAACTCTTACAAACCTGTCTATCTACGCCGATAACGCTGCCGCAGTGGCAGGGGACTTACCCGTAGGGGCTGTGTATAAAACGTCTACAGGCGAGCTGCGGATTGTTGTTTGAGCCGTTTCCTGTTATCCTACTGCAAACACCCTAGGAGCACGACATGCTACCAATGATTTTGAGTTTTCTGGGATCGGCGTTTGCCCCGGCGATTGGTGCCGCTACGGGCATCGGCGCGCTTTCCAGCCCACTTATCATGAGCGCTCTTGGCCAAGGTGTTGGCACCGCCATTCAGGAAAAAGACCTCAAGGCAGGGCTTCTGGCTGGGCTAGGTTCATTCGCGGGTGGAAAGCTTGTCGGTGGTCTTATGGGCGGTACTACGGCTGGTGCACTGCCGCAGCCACTAGCTAACCAAGGCGTCATGGGTGCGGGCGCAAATGCTATGACGACAGGTACCCCGCTCAGCGCAGCCGGTGGTATTGCTCCGTTGATGCCGCCTCCCGCCGCAGCCCCGACGGGCCTAGCGGGTCTGTTTGGTCAGGCCGAACCCGGTACTTTGAAATCTAAAATTGGTACCGCCATGCGTAGCGGCATGGACTTCGCAAAGTCCGGCCAAGGTATTGGCTCTATGGCGGGTGGCGCGTTGGGCGCATACATTGCTCCGGCCCTTACATCCAATAAGGAAGATGATGAGGATAAGAACAAAAACAAAGGGGCCAAGGAGATGCGGCCTATCCCGAGAAACATGCGGACACCACCGCAGGGCTACCGCCCCGGCATAGACCCTGAGTTTTATTATGGCATCTCCACGCCGTATTCTTATGGTCAGCTAAATGCGTACAACAATCGCGGCACTATGGCCTACGCCGAGGGCGGCGAGGTAGAGAAGCCCAACGAGAAGACCGAAATCGTTGAAGCCGTTGCAGCTATCAAGGGTCAGCATCCGCAGCCCGAAGTGGCGCTTGGTAAGTTCTTGGCCAAGTACGGTGAAGAGGCTCTGCGCGATCTGGTAGAGTCCGTAGAGTCCGGTGAGCTAGACGATACCCGTGAGCGGTTCGCAAATGGTGAGAACGGTGTTGTTCGCGGGCCCGGTGACGGTTCTGGCGTAGACGACAAGGTTCCAGCTACAATCGACGGCGAGCAAGATGTACTGCTGAGCGATGGCGAGTTCGTGCTCCGTAAGGATGCTACCGACGCGCTCGAAAAGAAGTTTGGTGGTGGGTTCCTGTCGGCCGTAAACTCTGCCGGTAAGAAGGCTCCAGAGGTGCTGCAGCGGAGGGCCATGTAATGAAGGACGTTGGTTCTGGCCTAGTTTTTACCCATGTCCCGCTAGATTTTGTGGGGCACGTGTGGGCTAGTGTGGAGCCTATGTTCAAGCCCGTCACTGATGCGTCGGATGGGAAATACTCTGTATCTGATATCTACACCGGTATACTAGATGGCACATACGTGCTGTGGATTGTTGTAGACCAAGATGATAGTATTATAGCTGCTGGAACTAGTAGGTTGGTTCAATATCCAGCTGGGCGTAAGGCCATGTCACTTGACTGGATTGGCGGCTCTCGTATGTCAGAGTGGATGCCTATGGTACACAGCGTTATGGCAGACTACGCCCGTGCTAGTGGATGCACCTCCCTAGAGGGCTATGGTCGCAAGGCTTGGGGAAAGTATATGGCTAAGTATGGTTGGGAACCCGATCATATCGCATACAAAATGGAGCTGAACGATGGGGTCGAGTAGCAGTAAACCGGTTAACCAAAATATCACGCAGTCGAACATCCCCAAGGAGTTCATGCCGTACTTTAAGCGGCTGATGGGTCGTGTCGAGTCGCAGTCTTTAGAGCCATATCAGGCTTACGGTGGTCAGCGAATCGCACAATCAGGTGACTTTGCCGACATCCGCAGAGCTGAAAACATGACGCGCAACATCGCTGGTCAGGGCATTGCGGGCTTGGGGACAGCCCAAAACGCTGCGCGGTCTAACATCCAAGAGGCCGGCCGGCTTGGCGACTACGATACCGGCAAGTTTAGCGAATTTGATTTTGGCAAGGCAGGCGAGTTCACAGGCGCACAAGCCGAAAAGTATATGTCGCCCTACATGACGGGTGTCTTGGACTTCCAGAAAGAACGCGCTGCCGAGGACTTTGACCGGATGCGCGGTGATAGAAACGCGCGGGCTGCGCAGGCGGGGGCATTTGGTGGCAGCCGTCAGGCTGTGCAAGAAGGTCTGGCCGAAGAAAACCTAGCAAAGCAGATGCAGGGTATTGACGTTACCGGGCGCCAAGCCGCTTTCGAGCAAGCAGCGCGTCAGTTTGGAGACGACCGCGCAGCGCGGCTTGCCTATGGCCAGTCACAGGCTGGTGAGCGTGGCCGTGTGCAGACGGGTATAGAGGCTTCGCGTCAATTCGGTGCAGGCCAAGGTCTTGCCGCATTGCAGGCACGAGGCGCAGCGGCGCAACAGCTCGCTGGGTTTGGTCAACAGGAACGCGCAGCGGACATCCAAGGCGCACAGATGCTCGACGCCATCGGTCGCGGCCAGCAGCGTGAAGAACAAGCCGGGCTGGATATCGGCTACCAAGACTATCTACGCCAGCAGGGTTATCCGCAGGAGCAGCTCGCGTTCTATTCGGACATTCTGCGAGGACTACCCGTTGCTCCTACGAGTACGCAAACGCAGACGAGTTATCAGTACAGTAACCCAATGCAGCAGGCTCTAGGGGCGGGGCTCACGGGCCTATCGCTATATCAGGCATACTCATGATGAACATCGTCAAGCTTCAAGACCAGCTTAAGAACTTCTCGCAAGAGCAGCTCATCAGTGCCATGCAAATGCCAGATGGTAGTACACCCCAGTACCTAGTGCTTGGGGAAATCATGCGTCGCAAACAGATGGAGTCCTCGGCCGCTGCGCAGCCAGCCCCAGAAAGCACTGTTGCAGAGGATGCCGTTGTAGCTGCCGGAGTTCCCCAAGGCGGCATATCCGATATGGCCCGCGCACTAGCACCGAAGACTGATATGGCGCAGAACACGGGTATTCAGGCTATGGCCAGCGGTGGCCCCGTGAAGAAGATGGCTGTGGGTGATCTTGTTGTAAACCGGGGTGGTCGTTTTATTGAGCAGGCCGATGGGACGTATCTTCCAGAAGCTGAAGCTCTAGCCCAGCCCGACCCTATGCTACAAGCCGCCGAAGAATCCGCAAACGAAGCCGCCGCTCTGCGTGAAGAGGCAGGAATCACTGAGGCATTTAGGACTCAGGAAGAAGCCCTCGCTAACGCCGCCGCAGCTAGAGAATCCGTCGATACCACGCCCGCTGCACCAGAACCCCCTCCAGTTGCTCCACAAGGCGGTGGCGGCGGTGGCGGTATGTCACCATTCGAGCAGCAGCTCATGGACGCCCTCGCATCGCGTGAGAAGGCCGCAAAGCAAGACAAGTGGTTGTCCTTGGCCCAAGTTGGCTTGAACATGATGTCTTCCACGCAGCCCACACTCCTCGGTGCCGTAGGCGAAGCCGGCCTGAAAGGTGTCGAGGCCGCACGCACAGCACGTGACCAGTACGACAAAGATAAGCTAGACCTTCAGACCGCACTAGAGCAGTCTCGCTCGGCACGCGCCGCCGCTGCGGCTAAGGCTGCTTCTGGCGCTTCCGCTGGAGGGCTTACGCCACTCCAAGCTTACAAGTTAGAGCGCGACGCCCGGAAAGACGCATTTGCTGAGTTGTCCACAATCCAAAATATTATATCGAGCATAGCGCCTATGGGTACACCGATAAACCCCGGCGACGCGGACAGGTTCGAGAGTCTTAAGGCGTATGAACAGAACCTCACTAATCAGTTGTTCGGTGACGCCACCACTGATACAAACACGGGTGAAGAATACGACGTACGTAACCCATAAAAGGGACTACCATGGCAGAGATTGTAAAACGCGGCGAGTTTAGCAACCGCCCATACAAATTTATCATCTCTGGCGATGAACCTAATGTCGATGAACAGATGCGGATCGACCAAGTTCTTCGTGAGCGGGAGTTTTCGTTTGCTAAGGACTATGAGGCCAAATACGGACAGCAGCTCACTGATGAGGGCAGCGGCGTTCTCAACTACCTAGGAGAAATCCCTAAAGGTATTGCCCGTGGCGGTGTAGGTCTTTTTGAGTCTGCGCTACTAGGCGGCGCAGCTCTACTCCCCGAAGAAACTGAAAATAGCGCGCGCGAGGGTATTCGTGGTCTATCCTACGCGCTGAAGCCGCAAGCTGATGTTGGTTTGGAAGATAGCGTAGCTGCTAAGGGTAGTGAAGCCCTTGGCTCGTTTGGTGCGCTCGGCCTTGCATCAATTATCCCCTTCGTTGGCCCTGCGGCCGCAGGCGCTCTTGCCATTGGTGCTGGCGCAGGTGAGGCTTCAGAACGGGCCCGCGCTGCCGGTGCTACGGAAGAAGAACGGAATAGCGCTACACGTATGGGTGCCGTAGTCGGCGCGCTCGATCTGCTGCCGATCAAGTTCCTGAAGGTTCTCGGTGGTACTGCTACTACAACTATCGTAAACCGTCTGGCTCGTGCAGCTGCCGAAGGCGGCGTTGAAGGCGCGCAGGAAGCAGCCACTACCATTGCACAGAACCTGATCGAGCAGGGTGTCTATAACCCCGAGAAAGGTACGTTCTCGGATACGGGCGAAGCCCTTGGGTACGGCGCAGGTGTCGGTGCGCTGGTGCAGGGTCTGCTTGATCTATTGCCGGGCCGCACGGCTACGTCTGATGCTAAGGATAAGGCTAAGACACTCGCTCTGCCTGCCCCCGGCACGCTTGATCCTTTGCCTGCTAGCAAGACACCTGATGTTATCATAACACAACCACCCCCGGGCGCTGTTAGTGGTTCAGCTGGGTCTAACGTACCTGCGGCTAGGTCTACCAGAGCGGCTGCGCCTAACGTCGGAGACATTCCCGAAGCTGAAATTATCCCCGACGAGGCGCCTATTGTCACGCCGGCACCTACGGTCACGCCCACGTTCAAGATCAACAAGATCGTACAAACACCTACCAAAAGTAAGACAGGTCAGAAGTACAAGACAACAGCTACTGTTGAAGGCATTGGGCCCGTTGAGGTCTACAGCAACAAAAAGTTTCTCGACAAAAATGATCCTGCCCTAAAGGCAAAAGTAGCAAACGCAATTAGTCCTACGCAGACCAACGAGATCGGTATGGACGATGTGCAGTTTGCGCCTGTTGGATCATTACCAGAGGCCAACGTATCGCCAAAAACCGTACAGGTTAATCCGGTTGGTATGGACGACGTGGGGTTTATGCCCCGTGGAGTAGACCCAGTAGGGGGTTTGTTTGCTACAACAACTGCGACCCCTGCCACTGCGTCAACTGAGACGCCACCGGCCCCACTGGAAACCCCTGCAGCAGCAGACGCGGACGCTATGGAGCGCGCGTTGGAAGAAAGAAAAATTGCTGACGCTGCGGCGATGGCGGATCGCCTCGCGGAAGAGGAAGACGCAGCTAAGGCTCAAGCTGAAGCAGTAGCTGCGCAGGCTCAAACTGCTGCGCCCGAAACCACCGCTACGCCAGCCCAAGGGGATTTTTTAGGTGAACTTGAGCCGGCTGCGCCAACGGCTGCGCCAACGGCTGCGCCAACGGCTGCGCCACAAGCTGCGCCACAGGCCACAACGCAAGAGGCTACAGATGACGGAAAAGGTACAGCAGTTGACCCTGCCGAAGCTGGAACTAGCGCTACGGGCGGTGCACCGCGCGTGGGAGAAGGCCAAGGGGCCGGAAGCGACGGTCAAACCCCCGAAGTCACTACAGCATCTGGAACAGGAGGATTGGCAAGCAATATGCAGTCTCCTGTCGCTGCTGGAGCAACAGGTGGAACGGAGTCAGGTACACTAGCAGGCGTCATCCCAGACGTCATCCCAGACGCAAAGCCTCAGCCTACGCAAAAACTGACACCGAAAAAAGCTCTCGAAGCCCGTCTAGCGGGTTTGCGCAACTACTTTACGCCCGGAAATATCGTAGAGACCGCCCTCGGCGGTAGGGATCGCGTGCGGTCATTTGATGTAGATGCTGACGGCAACTGGACTGTGACCGTAGAGCCTGTGAAGGATGTGGATGGGCAGTGGGTTCTGGACAAGACCAAAACTCCCTTACGCACACATCGTACTTCACCCCCCACAGATAGAAAGGGCAACTATAAAGCGCCAATCGAGCGCGCAAAACCGGTCGACGAAGTAGCGGCCGATGCGACAAATCAAACCGCTACAGCTGTAAAGCTGCCCATGGCCACAGTGGCATCCGCGTCGGCGCTGGATAAGCCCCTATCTGGCAACACCCGTGCGTTTCTTGAAGAGGGCGACCTTGAGAATGCGTTGCTCAGCCTGTCGAGCGAGACAAAAAACCCTATTCTGAAAGCGCTTGCTAAGAAGTTCTCGCAGCTAGTAGGCACGACCCGTGTTAGGGTTGTGTACCCCGGCGACCCCAATGCAGTGTACCTCGAAGGCAATGTAGCCGTGTTTTGGCAGGATTATGCCGACGGAAACCCAGAACGACAAAACATCATATACATAGATGGTGTGGACGGGCTGACGGCTCATGCGCTTATGCACGAGATGGCGCACGCTGTTACCGTTAACATAATGTCGCGGTTCCCCAACTTACCAGCAATGCGCCAACTGCAATCACTGTTCGAGTCGGTGCGTGCGCAAGCGGATGAGCCGGGCTCCTTGGGTTATACAGCAGAACTCTATGGTCTTAATAACCTGCGCGAGTTTGTAGCCGAGGCTTATGGCCGCGTTGCGTTTGGCCCACGGGACAATGGCCTGCGCGACCTGATGAACAATACCCTGTTCACAAACATAAAATACGAGACAAACGAGTTGCCGCTCACGAACTATGAGCGCTTTAAGGAGATCATCGGTAACTTCTTCCGGGGTCTAGTTGGCATGCCGTCCAAACAGTACCCACGCCGCAAGATCACAAGTGAGGTCAAAACCACGGAAACTGGTCTCGACCGATTCCACCAAATAATGGATGGTCTCCTGTCTCCCGCACCTCAGATATTGCCCGGCAAAATTTATAACGCAGCTGTGTCGGAGCCCCTGATTGGCCGTAACGTGCTGAACAACGCAGGTAAAGTGCCTACGTGGTCTCCAAGCGCTGCTTCGCGCATGTACGACATTATCCGTGAGAATATTCCAGACTGGCTGCGCAACTTCGCCCTGTCACTGCAGCAGATTGACTGGATCGCAGACTTCTCGCGCAAGGCGTTGCCCGTTATTGACGAGATCAAGAGCATATTCGACCGCCGTCAGGGTGAGTCGGCACGGCTGCAGAAAATAGTATCGCAGCTGCCGGAAAGATATTCGGTGCTGGCAAAGGCCAACCCTGCCGCGTTCAAGCGCTACATTGGTATTCTAGACACAGCCACGCGCAACCAAGTAGATATTACCAAACCCCGTAATACGTACAAGGACGATGCGGGTAAGCTGTTTATCTGGGACAAGCTATCTAAGGAGATGAAAGCCATCGATCCAGATGGTAAGTTCCGTGAGGCATACAACATCCACATTGCCCTGAACGACAGCATTCGCCAAGAGTGGTTCAACGCTGTAACGCTGCAGGTCAACCAAACGACGGAAGACCCAGCGGAACGTACCGCGCTGCGTGATAAACTCATGGCACAGCTGCTCGAAAGCGGCATAATCGACCCATACTTCCCGTTGATGCGTGAGGGCAAGTACTGGGTATCCTATGTGCAGACGGAAACAACGTCTCGTCTACCTACAGCGCCGGGCGTAGGTACGAAAGAAGCGCTCTTTGCACCCGAGGCCGTCGTAAGCACGTTTGAGTCTATCGGCGCCGCACGTGCATTCATTGCAGAGCTGAACAATGCGAAGCTTCCAGACGGACGTCCCGCCGCTGTAGAGATCACGCAAGAGCCGTTCATCATGGACTTCGCAAAGGGATACGACAAGTCGGTTCCGCTGGAGTTCGTACAGGGCGCGATTAAGATTCTTGACGAGATCGTACCGGAAGCATCGCAGCGTGAGGCCGGTAGGGCGGCTATAATAGAGATGTTCACGCGTATGTCTCCGGCCTACTCGGCAATGGCGCAGTTTAGGAGTCGCAAAGACGGCGGCCGTGCAGGTGCTATGGGTTACGAGAGCCCTATCGGAAACGTCACCGAGCCCGGAGAGTATATCGCTGCGCTACAGAACCGGCTTGCTGGAACCGTGAACGCAATCGTGAACTCGAAGTTTGTACCAGAGCTGGAAGCCGCTAAAAGCAGGCTTCGGGCGCAGGCTGAAAACGCGCAAAAAGACCGTACAAACACGTTGGCTGACAAGATTGCGATCAACGCTACCGCGAAAGAGCTCGAAAAGCGTATTTCCTTTGCTCGTAACCCTACGTCTAGCAGGGTAGCGTACCACGGGCGCGGGCTTACCTTCTTGTGGACGCTGGGTGCACTGCCCGCTGCCACAATCAACGTGTTCTTCCAGATGCCTATGGTGGTAGTACCCCAGCTTATGGGTCGTCACGGCTCAATCGGGGCCATAACTCGTGCGTTCAACACAGCTCGGCTGATTTCTCAGTCTTCAGGTATCTCGCAGCTCATTCAGGAGCCCGGCCAAGCAAACCCGACGCAAGTGAAAGAGCTTGAGAACTGGGGCTCGCTTGAGAACTATTACAGCGTGGACGACGCGGGCAACTTTAACCTTCGCACTGACAGGAAAATCCCAGATGCGCTGCGTACCAAACTCGAAGAGCTAGCGCCGGTATGCTAGGTACAACAATCGCGCAGTCCGAACTAAGCGGCATGGGTGACGTGGCCTCGCGTATCTATAGGTTCTCGGGTCTACCGCTGCAGTACGCTGAACGGTTTACACGGCAAAGCACCGCTATTGCTGCCTTCCTGTTGGAGCAGGATAAGATCAGGGGCGCAAAGGGGCAGAAAGACTACAAGTTGACGCCCGAAGAGGTTTCCGCCGCTGTAAAATATGCCGTGGACACCACGGAACTGACCAACGGTACAGTCGGTATACTTACAGGCCCGTCCGCCGCAACGAGCGGGGTGGGTTCGATCCTCTTGATGTACAAGCGCTATGCCTTGAGCATGCTGCGTTTTATTACCAATGGGGTGCGGCGGTCGCTGACCAAAATCACGCCGGACATGACGCCCGAGCAGGTCGCTGATGCAAAGATGGAGCGTAAGATTGCGCGGTATCAGCTGGCCTCTATGGTTGGTTCCACTGCCATATTCGCGGGTATTCAGGGTCTACCGTTCTTCGGTGAAGCGACAACCATTCTGGATATGCTGTTCACCGACGATGACGAGGAAGACTTCAAAACTTTGGCCCAGAAGTCATTGCAGGAACCTCTGTACAGCGGGCTTGTGAACTATCTGACCGGCGCCGAGGTTGCATCTCGTATCTCTATGAGTGGTTTGGTCTTCCGTGAAAGTCCCATCCAGAAGGATCAGTCTCTCCTGTACGACGCATTTGAGATGTTCGGTGGCCCCGTTCTTGGAACCTACCTAAACGTCGAGCGCGGTATCGGTCTGGTAAACGATGGCGAAGTGTATCGCGGTATCGAAGCTATGGTACCTTCGTCCATCCGTGCGTTCATGCGTGCTGGTCGCTATATCGAAGCGGGCGGAGCAGAAACAATGCGGGGAGATCAAATCACCCCACTGGACAGCTGGGATGTGGCCGTGCAGCTTTTGGGCTATACACCAGAGGCAGTCATCCGCACGCAGGAAGCCGTGGGCCGCGAGAAGCGTATTACCGAGGCTATCCGTAGCGAGAAGAACCAGCTCTATAAGCGCTTCAACCTTGCATTGGTCGATGGTGACTACGAAGAAGTACGCCAAGTTCAACAAGAGATGGCCGAGTTTATGCGGAAGCATCCTGAGCTGGGTGGGTTCGACCTAAAAGCGTCGGCCAGAGGGTTCCGTCAGCGCAGCCAAGACATGATTGGTGGCGTCTACATCCCCAAGCCGTTCCAACCCGGTGTGCGGGAGAGCCTCGACGAGTACGGCCGAGAGTAATCACAATAAAAAAGCCCCGGCGCGAAGCCGGGGCAAGTCAGGAGAACAACAGAGGACTAGCTGGCGGCAAGCCTGCACGTCACGTACACAATATCATGCGGTTCTCCATACGCGCAACCCCAAATACGGGGTCTCAATTCTCTGCCTGCATGTTAGGGACAATCCTAACCTTTTTCCCACGCCCTGAACCTGCCTAGCGCAGAGATCGGTGTTGACGCAGGGGACAAAAAACGAGCCACCAACGTGCAGTTCATCCCACGGCACGATGATGCGAACCCCGTCTGGGTCTAAATCATTTACCCTCTTCGCCATCTGGCTCGTCCAGAACAATCGGTATCTCGATAGTGTCCACGACGTTCATACGCATCTTGGTGCCCTTGGTCAGTCTGATCTTAGACTTCTTGACGCTGTACTTGGCTTTGAGCTCTGCAAGAACCGAGTTGTAGTTGACCTGCTGGTCGGCCAGCCAAGCCTTGAACGGGGTCGGTAAGAGGAACAGCACGTTCAGGTCGGTCTCATATCGGCCGATGATATCGGCGGTCTTTGGTTGCTGGTCTGGCACTACAAGGTCATCAATCCCGTTCCCGTTCTTCTTGCTGCGTCCGTCTATGGTGGACTTGATCTGTAGGATGCGGCCCAAATTCTCGTAGGTATATGCGGTCACCAAGTCCATCGGGTCGAGCGACATATCGGAGCTGGTTGTCTTGTTGGCCTTGAGGATGTTCTTGATGATGTAGTCCCGCAGCACAGGGATGTCATAGTCCAGCAGCCCTAGGTGCTTACAAATCACGGCAGCTGCTAGCGAGGTGGCCACGGCAGCTGACCAGAAGCGGTTCTCTGGGCCAAGGTCTGCGGACACGTCGATCTTGCGCTGTAGCGTCTCCAGAAGCAGTTTTGTCTCGGCTAGGTTGGCCATGACGTACTGGACAAACAGGGTGCCTGCATGGCCGTAGTTGGTCTGGATGTTGGTACTGAACGCGTCGGTCTGCTTCTTGTCGGCCTTCTCGTTAAACAGCTTGCTTGTCTCGATCTCCAGCACCCTCTGGGCCTCTGCTTTCGGCATTGCCTTTGCCATAGCCACCTTGTCGATCAGGCTGCAGTTCGCTGATGAGATGAACAGCAGGTTCCAAGGGTCGCCACGATAGCGCTCGGTGTTGCCTGTTGAAGCGAGGCGGTTGCGCTGCTGACCCCCCGTAATCTGGTAGATCATGTCCGAGGCGTCTTGTGGCTTGATGTTGGTAATCTCGTCCATACACACAGGCAGGCTGTGCATGACATCGGCTCGGTTCATACGGGAGTTATGCGTATCGCGCTCTTGGAGCAGCAGTTTGCGTGGGTCGCCCCATACCGAGAGCGCTGCGTACTGGGCATGCGTCTTACCAAAGCCAGAGTCCTTCGACCAGATGTGCAGCAGGGCCGCATTGATCGGCAGAAACTTCATCAGCACCGAGCCGAAACCGACGCAGGTGATGAACTGGTGGAGCTCAAAGCCGGGACGGTTGTAGAAGTTCACGGCATCGCGCCACCCATCGAGTGTGCCTGCGGGCTCAAAGAACTCCAACATGCCCCGCGTTGCGGCCGATGGCGCGTTAAACTCTACGCGGTCTTCATAGATGACCTTGTCCCCTAGGACGAAGCCCTTGAAGTCTGGGAGCCAGCCGAACTGGCGGTGTGCATCGTCTGCCTGCGTTGTGATCTGCAGGTTTTTAACCATAGATTGTGTAAAGCTCATGATCGCATCTACTTCCTTGTTGATAGCTATGACGCCGTTTGTGGCGAGGACTTTGCGAAATTCTTCCTTGGACGTAACGACGTAGAGGGGCACCACAAAAGACCTTACCCCGTCCCTAGGTAGATGGTGCCGCATCTCGACGATTTCACCCTGCTCGGGGTCGTTTAGGCGGCGCACTACGTACAGATCGTGGTGCCATATAATCCGCTCAGTTATCTCCCCGTCATCGTCAATCACACGGATGAACACGCCGCCGTTCTTACCGCGGAAATATGGGGTCGGATATTCTGGGATTTCGTAGACCCTAGGCGGCTCGTTGGGTTTCTCTGGGTTATCGACAACGATGGTGTTGTCCTCTGGCGACGCTTCCGTGAACTGCTGGCCTAGAACGACTGGTGACTTGATCTTGTTCCAGTTTGGGCAGCCTTGGCAGCCGCCCGGATTGTACTCCTCGAACCGAGCGCAGAGATACGGCCCCTTGATGAGGCCGGCCTTCTGCATAGCGGCATCTTCGTCGTAGTCGGGATGCCCCATAGAAACAGCGCGCACGGCCTTTGGCATATCGGTGCAGTGCTTGGCGATAGATAGCGCTGCGCGCCACATAGGCTCTGATAGTTCTGCCCTGTTCTCGATGCAGTGGGCCAGCTGGGCACAGCCCTTACCGGCTATCGTCTTCTGCATGATGTTCTTAAACGACGCTTCCCGCTTACCGATCAGGGCATCCATCATGGCGTTGCTTGTCACAGCTGGGGAATATCGCCTAGCGGGCATGCTAGTCGGCAGACTACCGGCCACGGTCTCAAGCAGAGCGGCAAAGGCAAAGAACTCCACTGGGGCCGGCTCGGCCATGCCGAAGAAGGTAACAGGCTTGCGATCACCGCCCTTGTGGTTATGCGTACCCGGCACTCGTAGCACGCGGGCGGCGTCGGCGGTCACTGTCTCGTCAGCCTTGAACCCTTGGGCCTTGGCGAGTGCCTTGAGTTTTTCCGCCACAGGGAGCCACGCCATGAAGTCCACAGGCGCAGTAAGCGGCCAGTAGACGTGCACACCATAGCCGGAGCTGACTAGGAACGGGCGGGGCAGCCCGTTGGCTTTGACGAAGGTCTTTAGCGCCACTATGGCAGCGTATTGGTCGGGGAACTCTTTTGGTTTTCCGGTCTTAAGGTTAATCCCGCAGTCCAAGTCCATGAAGAACGCCCGCATCTGCTTGACGTTATCGGCTTCGCGGGAGCCAGCTTCTTCGAATGTACCGAGGGCGAAGTAGGCATCCAAGCCGTTTTCGTCAAAGTTCATGGCAGCGTGCTCTAGCTGCTCGATTGTGTCGTAGAACTTTTGGATGCGTCTGTTCTCACTAATAGCAAGAACGCAGTAGGAGCCTGCAGTCCCAAGAACGGACTGCAAAAATGTCATTGTATCCATTGCCGCCACTCTATCTGTTGAAATGCCGCGACGAGGTGAGGTTATTTTTATCCCTCGTCGCGGCAAGCCTGTTAAGGATTACTCGTCGTCCCACTGCGAGACAAGAGCCGAGATGTCGGCCTTGGGGCCATCGGCAGGCTTAGCGGCCTTTTTGGTTTCAACTTTCTTCGGTTCTACGACTTCGTCCTCGTCGTCGAGGATGATCTTTTCCTTGGCCGGATTGTAGTTCTTGGTTCCAGCCTCAGAGTCCTTCTTCTTAACACCATCAGTCTGTGCGACAGTCATGGTGATAGCCTTGGTAGCATCTTCGCTGTCTTTGGCTACCACTGCAACTTGTAGTTCTTCCTCGGTCAAAGGACGCACGGGTTTGAAGTACAGTTTGGGAGTCTCCGAATTTTCGTCCATCGACATCTGGGTCATCACTGCGATGATAGGCGTATCGTGCGCATCGAGAAACTTGGCATATGCCTGCATAGGCATCTTACCATTCTTGCCGTCACCGAACAGCGACGTGGCTGGCAGCTGCATCTGATACACTTCATCAGGCTTGCCCTCTAGCGTGATTGCCAGACGCTGGTTGAAGCGGCAGGCACGGCTATCGCCTTGTCCCGAACCTTTGACGTTCATGGGGCAGTCAGCGCAACGCGCGGCTTTCTTCTGCTCCGCGGGGACTTCTGCTGCTGGTGCACGTGTATCGGCTGACCAGCAGGTCGGTGCCGAGGTGTTGTTCGGATCGTAGGTGCCCTCGTAGTAAGTGCGCGAGATCGGCGCAGCGTTAACCACCACGACGTTCAGGTGGTCTTCCTTGGACACGGAGACCTGCTCACCATCTACAAAAAGGCGGAACCGGCCACCCTTGATCGAGATACGCTTACCAGCGGAACCGGGCCCACCAGCGAGCATCTTGTTCATATCGCGCAGCGACTTGAAGAGGTCGCTATTTACCAGCGGGTTGCCTTTGCCAAAAAGTGTCATTTCACTCATGTTGTTCTCCTTAGTTATCGGTTTCGTTGTCGAAGTCCATTTCCAACTGCGCCGATTTCTTCGGCGCGTTGACTAGTGCGTCTGCCAGCTTAGGCAGGTCGAACCTGTAGGTGTTACCCACCTTCAGATAGGTGTCTCTCGGTACCGTACCGTTGCGAAGCCATGTACGCACGGTGGCTACCGATACGACAAAATGCTCCGCAACGCCTTCAATAGTAACAAAGGGTTTGTCGGTCATCATTTCTTCCTTACAGTGATGACGTACTCGCTGTCGACGTTTAGGCCGGGTGGAAGTACATCGGGGTTTTCCTCTAGGAACTGCTTCATCACAGTTTGGTTGAGGCGCTTCTCGTAGAACTGTGGGACTTCGTGTTCCAAGATAAACTTGTTCATCGAGTCCCAGTCATTTGTCCAGTAGCGCGTCTTGATCGTGCGATAGAATGTTCCCTCGGAGGTACGAACGCTGTCGATGTTCTGCGACTTGCAGTAGTCGAGCAGCTCCGATTTGAGAGCGTTGATTTGTGCCTCTAGGGCACTGTCCTTCTCGTCAAACTCGGCTTTCAGTTCAGCCCGCTTGTTGCGGATTTTGATGTAGGTTCTGGTCAGCATGTCCGGCGTAGGGCCTACATCGGCCTCAGTTTCAGTAGTTATAGTGGTTCTCCTTCACTATCAAGAATTGATATATAGTAGTATCTAATGCACTAGTCAAGTAACTCTTTATAAAGATCGACGACCCTAGTATGCACGTCTATCTTCTCGTCGAGCATCCTGTAAACCCGACGCTCTACACCCGATCCCTGTAACTGGACAACTGTACACTTGTTTACCTGCCCCTTGCGGTGCACCCGCGCGTTAGCCTGCGCATAGGTTTCGAGTGATGATGTTGGCGCCCACCAGACGACTGTATCCGCCGCAGTGAGTGTGACGCCGTGCGCAGCGGCCTGTGGTTGGATAACCAATACCCGTGGGTTGGGCTGCTGCTGAAACTG